TACATATACATAATATACAATACATATTTACACATGAAATTTCACCTCAATCTGGGAAGGAGGAGAATGTAGACTTCCAAGATGAGAATGAAATGCAATACAAAGTCCCAACTAGTTTGGGCCAATTGGGGGTTTCTAGTTTGAAAGGTGATAAAGCAGAATTGACAGAGTTTTTCGCAAGACCTGTTTTACTTGCTACTTTACAATGGTCCACATCCACTGTTTTGTCTTCTGTTCAATATCCATGGACCTCTTTTTTATCAAATTCTCGTGTTTGTAATAGAATTAATAATTTTAAATTGTTACGGGGCAATATGCACATCAAAGTTATGATGAATGGTAATTCCTTTTACTATGGTCGAGCAATGGTTTCTTGGAATCCATTAGCCCTAGATGATGATTATTATGAAAATACTGTCTCTGATAGTGCGGTTACTTGTCGTATGTCTCAAAGACAACATATAATGTTAGATCCCAGCCAGTCTACTGGTGGTGAGATGGTTTTACCATTTTTATGGTATAGGGATTATTTATCATTAGACAATTTATTATTAGATACCGGTACTATAGGTGAATTAAATATACGAGAATTATATCCATTGAAGTTAGTTACAGATACAACAGCACAACCTGTTACAATAACACTGTTAATGTGGATGTCTGATGTAGAAGTTGGAGCTTTGACTCAAGCTGCCATGCCATTATTAGTGCCTCAATCAGGAGTAGAAGAGGCTGATGAGTATGATGGTAAGATATCTAAGGTTCTTAAAACAGCAGCAAGAATAGCTGATCCTCTATCTTCAATACCTGTACTTGCACCTTATGCTAAGGCCACTGAGATGGTCTCTTGTGTAGGAGCAAATGTAGCTAAAATGTTTGGGTATTCCAAACCATGTTCTAGTGGTGACCCTGACAAGGTCTTAGTTCGTCCAATAGGAGATATGGCTACATGCATAGGTTCTGATACATGCATGAAACTTACCATTGATCCCAAGCAAGAAGTGTCT